CAGTAATATAATTCATGTATATTTACTAATTTAAAAGTACAATAAGTTTGTCAAAAGAATTACGCTCGTCTTTGTAGACTCGCTCCCCTTTAGTGGAAGTACTTACAGAATCATGATTCAGGCATGATATAGTAAAGGGGAAAGATTTGTCAGCTTTCCCCGGTACAGGAGTCGAGTCCACCCTTCTCTCCCCCTGTATACGGCAGGGACCAACCAAACTCCTTGGTATGACAAGGATGTCAGATCCACGTTTGGATAGAGCCTGAGTGCCCTCTAGCAGCTTGTCTTTGTTCTTTATTAAAGCCGAAGATAAGGTGATTAGCAGACCCTTGAGGGTCTTCAATAGAGGAGATAAGGAGGTCTTCCCATTCCAAGCGTTTACGTTGATTTACTTCTTCTTGAGCGGAGATACCAAAAGCATCAGTAAAGTATTTAACACCTTGAGCAAGAGCATCTAATCTGTCGTCATGTTTAACTGCACCTTTTTCACGACACATTCTACTCATTTGATAGAATAACATGTAAAGGAGTCGTTTTTCTGGAGCTTCGTCTTTATTGCTGGTGTAATCCCAATCAATGACACTGCGATCAACAACAAGACGGTGCTGATTAAGAATGGGTTCCAATGCGTCAATGATTCTGTCTTCTTTTCGTACATTAGCTCTTACTTCTTCTACATCAATACCTTGTTTAGTTTGTTGGAGGTGTTTTTTAAAGAGTTCACCAACGATACCATCACCAAAGTTAGTTTCAACAACAAGTTTAGTAACACCATATTTTTTACAACCTCTTAGAATATCCAAGAGTGTGTTATCACTGTATCCATCTCTGTAAGCACGCATTTCGTGCAAGTACAAGAAACCGTTTCGTTGGGAGATATAAGCTGCTGCTGTTTCATCTGTACCACGACCCGACGGGTCAACACTGCAGATTGTTTCGGAGTAAGGGTGCCATTCTCCTTGGAGTTGCATTGGACTGTAGAAATAATCTCCAGGTAAGCCAACAGTGGGAGCATCTTTGATGACGTTTTTGGGGTCGCTACACCAGATAATGGAGTCAGGGCAAGTAGAAGGGTTGACAGAGGTAACCACAAGGTCAGCCATTTTAAGTGGGAATTTTTCAGCATCACTAAGTGAGGTATCGAGCATGAACTGCAACATAAAGTTGCTACGACCCATTGAAGCTTCACGTTCAATAAGATCATTTTCACCGAAGCGATCAGGGTCAGTAACACCCCACGGTTCAGCAGTTGTGTCCATATCGGCCACTAGCTGCGGCGCTAACAGGCCTTCATACTGGCTTACCTTCCTTGGGTACCTAGCAGGCCAAACAAAGGGCTTGTAGGACCTCTCAGCTAGCTTACGGTAAACAGTAAAGACAGTTTGAGGAGTCCCTAAATACATAATACGGCTATCTTCTTTAGGCGTGAGGATTGATTCAGCTTCTGTACAGAGTTGAAGTAATTTTTCACGCATAAGTTCTGTCATACTATTACCAGGAACTTCAATGTCATCAAGAATCATCAAGTCAGCACGACTACCAGTAAGCTGACCTGTAATACCTACTGATTTAACAGAGGGTGCTTGGTGAGGGGAACAATTAACATCAAAACTAATACGACTCCAACGACTGTCATCAGATTTAGGTCTAAGGTGTTCAAGCCAAGGTGTTTCAATAATTAATTTTTGTAAAAAGATTGACATGTTATCGGCACGTTCTTTAGATGCCGAAATGATCATAATCTTCTTTTCAGGATTGTTAAACAAAGTCCAAAGCACAAAAGCACCAGTAATCCAGGATTTTCCAACACCTCGGAAGGCTTGGATTTGTAAACGTTTGGGACCGTGTTGTAAGTAATCAGCAATTGCATATTGGGCGCGAGTAGGGGAGGGGAGATCAAGCTGACCCCACAAAGCTTGTAAGAACAGTTTAAAATCCCCTTGTAACGCCTCTAAGACGTTTGTCATTTTTTATTAAAGTATTTCTTATGAATTTTCATACCTTCTTTTGCAAACTGATCAGCAGTAATTTCACCCGCATTAAATTGAATACGTAGTGCATCGTAAGCATCATTTGCAATTTGTTTACGACTAGGTGCTACAGGCCGAGGTGCAGGCCGAGGTGCAGGCTGGTCATCAACAGGTGCAAATGGATCAGGTCTGCCCATCTGTACTTGAGGTTTTGTAGGCAAGATCGGATCACCAGACATATCTTCCATACCGCTATATTGGGCAGGGGTAGGAAGTGTTTGAGCAGATGATGAACGAGAAGGAGGTGTCCATCCCGCTCCATTAGGGAAAGCTTGGGCATTTTCTTGACGCACCTGCTCCATAGTTTTTCCAGGAGTAAGTAAACGCCCAGTTGTGTTTTCTAAAAACCAATCACCTAAAGCTTTTGCTTCTTTTGTTTCAAGTATGCTATTAAGTGCAGTATTAAAAACAGCATGAAGTGGACCGCCACCTACTCTAGAATCAACTTGATTAATCCTAAGACCAGGACGTTGTTGAGGTGCATTAGCCCTAAATTGATTACTTTTTAAACCCCTCATATCTTGCCTAAAAGTTTCAGCTTCTTGCGGGAACCGGCGGCTTGCAACAGGAATGTCAGGTCCAGGTCCAGCTTGAACAGGAACCCCAACCCGTGGTGCAGTAAATTGTCCACTAGGGCGTGCATTAGGGATATTACCTCCAGTTACTTGAGGAATACTAAGTTGACCAGGAGATTGTCCAAATCCACCAGGAGGTCGATTAGGTGGCGTCGGTTGAGCACCACGTTGAGGAATACGGTCTAATGTAGGTGGACGTGTTGCAGACTGCTTAGGGCTTGTAAAGTTCCTTGTTTGACCTGACCTATTTGTCGTGCGTGTTTGCCCTTGAGCGTTAATAGGTTGTTGGTTTAGCGTGCGTCTAGCCTTAATAGCTAGTTGTTGCCGTACAGTTTCGGGATCCATACCTAAAAGGTGAAAGATACCTTGAGCAATAATATTTAAAGATCTAGGGTCCATTAATTGATATGCGAATAAATAAGTTGTTCTCTAAGCCTATTAATACCAAAGGTTTGTCTCATCCATATAAGCCAATTGTTACTACCTTTGTCCTGATTACATTGTCTACAGCAAGGTACCAAATTGCTGGTAATATCTTCTCCACCATAGGTTCTAGGGTGGACATGGTCCAAAGTAAGTTCATTGATTTCATAGGTTTCTCCACAATAAACACATGTGCATCCAAAATGCTCTTTAATTGCACGTCTCCACAGACGTTTAGCTTCAGGTGATGTCATGGCTATTAGGTTTTGCAAGTAGTGATCAGGATTAGGAAGTAAAGGCGTCATGCGTATTTTTTATTAGTTCGTGGACGACGCCTATTTTTAGATGGTGATTCTAGTTTGCCGGTATTCTTACTTGTATGAGAAGCATCTTTACCGTCACCGTTACCGTAAGTACCAAGTTTACGGTTCAGTTTGTTAGCTGCTGTGCGAATCTTCAAACCTTTGGCAGTTTTATTGTAAGCTTGTTGCTGTACTCTTCGTTTAGCTGCAGCTTTAGGATTCTTTTTGTAATAAGTAGCTGTTTTACCTTTTGCCATAGAGTCTGCTTTGTACAAGTTCTGGATCAATACTGGGCATAACTGTTGCTAATTTAGACAAAGCACTACCTTCAACAGCTACACCATTCATGTCATTAGTTTTTAACCAATCACAAGCTGCTTTAAGATCTTGTGTCGTTGCCTCGCCCGACTTAATGCGGGCAAGGAACTCCTTAGTAACAAGATTATGTAGCTCGTTAAATTGGTCTTCAGTCGCTTTCTTTTTCGACATCTGTCGCTTCCGTAATTAAGAATTTCTAAGTGCAATTTGATCGATTTTGTTTTCAATGCGGATCATGTGATCTTCTATTTTTTGAACGGCTGTTTCAAAGTCTTGTTTAGGTACGTAACTTGTAGCAACGCGCAGCTCAAAAGTATCTAGACGTTTATCTAAATCGGTTATTCGGTTGTGAATTTTATTAGTAAGAGCTGCACCTGCTGCAATAATAGCAACGACAGCTGAAACACCTGCTTCAATCATTATTTAGTGAGACTATTGGTACAATGTCATTGCACAATACTTCAACTCTTGATCCAGGTCTAAAGGTAAAACCAGTTTTCATAATTTCGGTACACTTAAGTGCACGAACTAACTCATAATCAAGACGCATCTTTTGTTCGTGTTTACGTGCAATAGACTTGCAAGTCTCGATCATTCCACCATCAAGTGGAACTGATACACTAACTTGTGCTCCCCAATTATTACTTTTAACGTAGCCTGAATTTTCAAAAGGCACAGTATCATTTCCCAAATAATATGGGGAAAACTGTAAAGTAGTGCCGTTACAACTGTTATTACTGGCAAAATATTGCCGAGACGGTGCTCCATTATTTTGGAATTGCACCGCCTGATTAGTTACATTACCAGTAGCTGCTGCAACTGGATTTGATGTATTTTGTACTTTAGGATCTTCTCCAGCATAAACAGGAGATCCTACTGTGAGAAGACCGACAAAGAAGTAGTAGTAGAAAGTTGTTGCAATGTTTCGGTTACCAGCGATTCTTCGATCAAACCGGCAGCCCGTGTCACAATCTCCAGTTGAAATTGTTCCCCTGGATTGGTTAGTGAATAGGTTGTGGAGCTGTTTGAAATGTCTCCACTTGGTGTTACATTTGTTCCAGACCATGATGAATAAGCGCCACCGTAAATCTGAGTCTCAATCGTACGATCAATATCAATGGTGGTAGTAGTGGTTGATTGCATAGACCCCTGAGTAAAATTAGGGGTAATAGTTTGTGCAGCAGCAGGGCTAGCCAACATCAGCAACAGGATTAAACGTTTCATTCTTCTTTCTTTTTAGGATCAGATGGTTTGTTGTTTGCAGTTTTATTGTTATTAGATGTTGTCAAGCCAAACGTGGCTAATGCACCAGTAAAAACAGAGGCAACAAAAGTAATGTCACCACCGCTTTGACCTTTTTTGATCATTGGTAGATCAACATAGTTTAGAGTGATAATAAAACCACTCCAAACGACAACACCAAGCCTTACAAAAGTACCAAGAATCTGCAATTCATCCTCAGTATTTTCTTTAACTTTATCTAAGAAATTTCTGGGTTTTGATTTTGTTTGGTCAGTTTGTTCCATGCTTGTTTAAAAATAGGTTTAGATACCATTACAATGTATTTAAACAATGAAGTAGCTGTTAATGTAGCAGCAACAGAGATAAAAGCTGTTGTTACAGCTGTCGTCATGATAATTGTTGACGGCATTGGTACTTCAAGATCTGTAAAAGGGATCTCTACTATTTGAGCTTCTGGTGGATTAGGGATTGGTGGAGTTACAGGTTTTGTTTCAGTTTTTGTTTCTTCCTCATCTTTTGGAGGTTCTTCCTCCATATTAATTCCTTGAACACCTGGAGGAGGTCTAAGTACACTAGGAGGTACTACCATCGGTTTATATGACGGTAATTCCCCCTTAGGCACGTCAAAAATTGGTGCAGGTAATTTAAGTGCTCCAGGTAGATCTAAAGAAGGAAGAACTGGTGGTCCTTCCCACTCCATTATTTATTAGGAAAGAGACCGTTACGAATAAACTCAACTGCTTTATCATCTACGTCATTATCAGTAGATTCAGCAAGTTTAGCCAACAAGTCAATAATAAGACGCTTGACTTGATTAGATTGAATAAAAGAAAAGAGAATTGGACGGATAAGGGTAATCATAATTAGCTCCAGGGCAAACCAGC